CAATTCTACCAAAATTATTTGTTAATGTAGAACTAGGTGTCCATTGTGCACCTGACCACAATAATGTTTGATATAATGCAGCACCATTAGCAATACTTCCACCACCTCCTGCTCCTGGAGGGCCTTGTGGACCTTGAATTCCTTGAGGACCTTGTGGACCAGTTGCTCCTTGAGAAGCTAATAAAGCCCAATTTCCAGGAGTTACGTTTGGAGCAGTTGTTCCTGATGTAGGAGCAATACAAAACCAAGAAGCTCCAGCATAACCTACAGCATCATCAACAACATAAGATGCTCCTGATACCCATGCACCTTGCCAATTAAGACCTGCTGGTCCTACTGGTCCTGGTACACCTTGAGGTCCTATTGGGCCTTGTGCTCCTGGAGGAATTACAGCGGCAACTTGAGTTGCAAAGTTTTGTACAGAGATTCCTGCAGTTAAATATGAGTCATCTCTTCTGTCATCCTTTAATGCAACAGGTAGCAAACTTGTTGCTGGATCAGCAGAAGTAACTACTCTACGACCTCTAATCCAAGAAATAAAATTTAAAATATCCATGACGTTTTGTTTTATAAATAATTTGTATACACTATATCTATAATATAATGAAAATTATTTAGATAACAAACTATTCAGAAACTAATTCTTTAATATACAAAAAAATCCCCAGCTTTGCAACCGGGGATCATTTTGCTGTATTGCTAGAAACGAAGATAGAAACACAGACTAGAGTAGTAGGCCAATTGATAGTGCAATAGCTAACATAATAGCAATGCAAATATTTGCAATTTTAAAATCATCTTCATTAATTACATACTGCTGTGAGATTTTATCATACACAGGTTTATATAGTAAATGTGCTATTGCCCATAACATGGCAATAACTGTAAATAATATAATAATTGCAACTATTCTCATCACTTCATTTTTAATAATTTCTCAGATAATAATAATGTTCTTGTGATTTCTCCAATTGCTTGGTCAAATAAAAGACTTTTTACTGGTGATCTATTTTCATTATAGTTATCCTTAAGATCTTCTGCTAATTTAGAGAAGGTCTTTCTCAATTCAATAATTTGTTCAGACTCATTGATCTCTTCTGAGTCTAAACCTACTAAGATATCCCCGAAAGAATATATCTTAGTTTCTTTAAAGGCTGCTTGTTCACTCATAATTTATCTATTCTTCGTTGTAAATATACTAAAGCTTTTTGTAAATCTTCTTTCTTAGTAGAAGTTTTTTTACCAGCTCTTACAATATACTTGATAACATTACCAAGATAAAAATCTTCATCTAATCCCCAAGATTCTAGTACATTAAATACCTCATAAGTATTTCCTGCTCCACCATAATACTGTGGTCTATCAAGATTTATGATCCTATCTTCAAGTGGTATCTGTTTAGATACTATCTTATCAAACGGTGTATACATTTTACTGCTATACAGCTCTTCTGATTCTTCTGTTAAGTTTACCATACTATTGCAATATCTCTTTCAGCTACCATTAGTTTAACTCCATCTTCTAGCTCTACCGCTTCAGATGCTTGAAGTCCAATGATTCCCATATACACTTTATCCCCTACCTTTACTGATTCTACTTCATCCCCTACAGCATAAACTTCTAACTTAGTCCATGTCTTTCTCATGTCCATTTCAATAGCCATCTTGTCAGCTTCACTTAATTCAAATGGAGATTCTTTTACTTCTGGTTTATTTAATAAAACCCTTTTTCCTTTTAGTTGCATTTTATTGGTTTTTAATTTTTCAAATAATTCTCTAGCTTGCAGGTTGTCTTCTGCAAGAGTAGTAGCCTTTTCCCAAAGTACTTTTTCTTCTAGAGTCACTGACAAATATAAACAAAATATTTATTTACCTTGTCCTCTATATAACTTTTTATATTTTTTACTAGACTTTAATTTACTAGTTTTAGATTTAGCATGTACACCTGGACGGGATACTTTAGATGTCTCTAGCTTTGTGGTAAGTTCTTTTATTTTTGCCATGATATAAATTATTAAGTACTATATAATATACTTAATTATTCGTTATCATAAAACATTCTTTCTGAATCTTCTGTATGCCACTTATCAAACCCCTCGCAATTATAATAATCTTTGTTCACCAAATAATCTGGTCTCTCAGGAAACGGCTTAGTAACAAAACTAGGCTCTGACCATTTGATTCTATTGTTTGGTTGTAGTGCTATCTGCCCGTTGTCAAGTAATATTACATGGTGGCTTTTATGCTCTAATGGATCTTCAGCTAAAGATATGTCAGTGTTAATATCTCCACTACCCCAGTTTATTGTAGCATAGTATTTACCAGGATAAAACTTATGATCCTTCATATACACTTCAACAGGAGTATCATAAAGATATGATAGATGTACTAGTGTAAAGTTATATGAGAAACAATTCCATATCTGTAGAAAGTGGAAAGGTAGATCTGGATCTGGTAACTCTGGTTCTGTCAGTAAGGCATGACTAGGTAGCTTATCTCGTAGCACGCCATTCTCTAACAATACCTGGAACAATGCAGCTTGTCCCGGTAGACATCTTACAGATATAATAACCCCCGGGGTAAATTCTCCATGACCTTTCTGATGTTGGTACATGTACTCATTCCTAACAAATACCTTGAGAGGAAAAAAGTTGTGTTCTATATATGCCATATTATTTTCTTGAGAAGAAGTTCTTCTTTGGTGCTTCTACCTTGGTAGTCTTTAGTTTCTCAATAATCTTGTTTGCTTCTTCTTCAGCAAATCCAATTGCCTCTTCTTCTTTGTCTTTGATATTCCAGTTGTTTAGTAAAAGGCTCATGTGCATAGTTTCATGCATAACAGCTGTGGCTTTTTCTGTAACATTATACTTTTTAAAAGTACCTAAGTTTAAAAATAAAAATGGTTTGTATGGATCTTTAGCAGTTAACTTTTTATCTGCCGGATCATAATTAGTTAATCCATATATGTAAACTCCATTACCAACAGTCTTATCTACTTCTTCAGCCTGGGCATCTGCTCTATTTAACCCGTGCATCTCATCTACTTTATAGTAGTCAAAGATTTCAGTAGCATCATTACCTATAAGTAAGATATACTTACCCATATCAACTTTTTTCACATTACTTCTTTTTAGATTTTACTATACCACCTACTTTTGATTTCTTAATAGGAAATCCATCTTTATCATAACCTGGTCTACCTTTATCAAGTTGTCTTAAAGCATCTTTTTGAGCTTTAAGACCTTTATCTAAATAACTATTAAATTGTTTTCTTAGGTGAGGATAAGTACTTCTATCAGAAGCTTTTTGAAAATTAACTTTGGCTTTATAATTATAATAATCTGTACTATCTGCTGTAGGTTTTACAACTTTTGAGTTATAGTTAGTATAATCTGTACTATCTATTTTAGCTTTTGCTTTTTTAACTGCTGCAGTTGCAACTTTTTTAAGTGATCCTTTCTTTGGAGTTGGTGGCATACTTTCTTAGTTTTAGGTTTATATTATAATATACTAAATATTATTTACTTATACAAATATCAGGATATAACCTGATGATGGGGGCCCTTGAGTAAGGCTATAACCTTAAGTTATTCGTTATCATAAAACATTCTTTCTGAATCTTCTGTTTGCCACTTTTCAAATCCTTCGCAGTTATACCATTCATTACATACTAAGTAATCTGGTTTCTCTGGGAAAGCTTTAGTTACAAATGAAGGTTCAGACCATTTAATTCTGTTGTTAGGTTGTAAAGCTATCTGACCATTCTCAAGTAAAATGATATGATGACTTTTATGTTCTTTAGGATCTTCAGCTAATGTAAGATCTGTGTTAAGATCATTTGATCCCCAGTTAATAGTTCCATGGTAATTACCTTTGTAAAATTTATGGTCTTTCATATATACTTCTACAGGAGTATCATAGAGGTAAGACAAACTCATAACAGTAAAGTTATAAGAGAAGCAATTCCATAACTGTAAAAAATGAAATGGTAGATCTGGATCTGGTGTCTCTGGTTCAGTCAATAAAGCATGACTTGGTAACTTATCTCTAAGAGCTCCATTCTCTAAAAGTACCTGGAATAATGCTGCTTGCCCCGGCATACATCTTACTGATACTATTATCCCTGGAGTAAACTCTCCTTGACCTTTAGTGTGTTGGTACATGTATTCATTTCTTACAAATACTTTAAGAGGAAAGAAGTTATGTTCTATGTGTGCCATAATAAATAAGTTTGTCACAAATGTATAAATATTTATAATACTATAAAGCATAATATAGTTTACAAAACTATACTATTTTGTAACTTATATGTTACATTATGCATGCATATTCTGGAAAAATTCATGCAGGTTATATACTTATAGTGGAAAATTCCCATCACTAAAACGGTTATAATCCTGTTATGGTGGAAAATTCTTACACAAAGTTATATGGTTTTTTAGTATGTGAGATGTAGAGGTTGGGTGCTATGATACAACCCCCCGCCAAATCCTGTGGAGGTGGTACCCCCCACCAACTTGAGGAGTGTGTCATAAATTCTAGGAAATATTTTAGAAAAAAATCCTGCTGGGAAAGAAACCTAGCTGCTACAACAGGAGAGGAGAGACAAGAGGTGACATGCTATGTCTACTACATGTACTATGCTAGTGATGTGCTAGCAAGAGGAGGGAGGCAGGGTGCTATATAATAGGGGTGTGTACTATATGTATAATATAGTATAGCCTTCGGCAGATTATATAACAGCTTATAACTACTATGGAACCAACTAAACTTTGTATCATGATTGTATATGCTGTAATAAACGGAGTAGTTACTGTTAAGGAATGGGTGTTAAATCCTAATGCTTAATGTTTGAGGGAGCTGTAATAGCTCTCTTAACTATGCTTAAGCCTTCGGCAGATGGTACTA